GCTCACATCTGGTGGTGAACATCTAATCTACCACATCCTCACGACTTAACAACTCCGACCAGTTCTAGCGGCTTACGCGAGGGCCGGCGATTTGAACAGATCTAATCGGGAACCGCTGATGGATGAAGTAGCCGGCGCAGTCGTTCCAGTCGTCTATCGCCGGGTGTTCTTTAAACTTCTCTGGTTCACCTTTGTCTGTGTAGCCTTGCGTTTCCAGCGCTGTTGCAAGCTCAGGACATTTCTTGCAGTTGATTGCTATCCGGTCATGCGCCAACAGTGCGTTGAATGCGTTTATCCTGTCGCGCACATACGGGTTTGACTCAGGCGCATCAACCCAAAAGCCAGCCTGTTTTATCATCTGAATGTCGGACGCGCTCGCGTTGGTGCGTTCAGACTTACCAGACGCATCAGGATAGACGATTATGTGATTGCCCTTGTATCTGGTCAGGTTGTTTATAAAGTCTTGCGTGTCGTGACTGACAAACTCGTCAACGGCTATCGGCTTTGTGCCGTCAATAACCCATACGGTTGCACAGCATCCGCCCACGTTAAAGTCTAAGCCAATGTGCAGCCGTTCGCCTGGCTGGATAACCCGGTCAATGTGGTGGCGATTTCGCTCAAAGAAGTGATAAACCTTTTTGTCGTTCAGGCTGACAAATTCGCCCTCGATATACATATCAGCAAGCAACGGGTCGTAGTTGGCCCGAATGTTCGGAATGTAATCATCTTCAAGATACGGGTTGGAGTAGGTCGGGGCTTTAATTAGTGTATAGCCATCCGCTGGGTTCTTTTTCCACTTGGCATATACAAAGCCTTGGATACCAGCATCGGGAGTTGTAACACATCCAATCGTATTCCCAAGCGGTGAGCGCTGGCGGTTACGCTCTGTTATCTTTCTCCATACCTTTTCTGCATCTTCTTTTTTGAGCGTGTCCAGCTCGTCAACAATGGAGTCTGCCACTTCGTAAGCTACGATCCGGTTCGGGTTATCGTATGACCTGAATATGATTTTTCCATAGCCGTGAACACTGATTGAATACTCTGATTTGTTGAGTGTGGTTTTTACACCCAAGCGCTCAAAAGATGCCTCAAACTCTGGCATAGCTCTCAGGCGCAATAGGTCATAGGTTGGCATGTAGTAAGCCATGTTTAGACCACGGCATTGCAACATGCGGATGATTAAACGACTTACACCAGCCTGGGTCTTGCCTGAGCCTAAACCGCCGATGATTGCGGGGAATGGGTCAGTGCAGAATACAAATTCTTCCTGCGGCTCTGTTAGCGGTAAATCAATCAGCATCTTTCGCTGGCTTTGTTGCGCGGATTACTTTTATTGTTATTTCTGGCGGAGCCTCTTGCGGTGGTTGCGGCTTATCATAGCCTAACAACTTCGCTTTGCTCATCGTGGCATTTACCGCAGCAGATGATTGCACTGTCTCAGCGGATAGGGCTGCTTTACGTGCTTCTTCCAGCTCCCTTAGTAGGTCTTGCAGCGTTATTCCGTGGTTTGCTCGCAGGGCTTCGCGGATAGATTCAACTCTAACGGTTATATCATGGCTGGCTAAAAGTTTGCTTGCTTCGTTGGCCTGAACTTGTGGCTTTGCTTTTGAGTTGTAAGCTATCCGATATGCTTCGGCTCCATTGCTTGTTTCAACGTATGCCTGACAGAACTTTTCTTGTTTTGGTGTTAACTCAGCCACGGGCTACTCCTTAACTAACGGTACAACCGTATTGGGGGAGTATAACGCAAAAACAAAGGGGCGTTAAGCCCCCTCAACAACAGACCTCAAAACATCAGCCACATCCATCCTCCCCTCAGTAGCTGCAATCTCTGCGTTACGTGTAAGGCTGAATTCAGGTCTATATCTGTAGCCGTTATTGGCGCAGTAGTCTAGGGCTTGCTGCTTGGTCATGCTAAAACCTCCAATAACCGATAATGCTTTTTGTGGTGAAACTTGCCATAACAATCAACCGCGCCGTAACCGTAGCTGTTGGCTATGATGGATTGACCGTTGCGGAGTTTGATTTTTATTTTCATAACTCACCTCGGGCTTTTGCAAGAATGCGATTAACCTTCAAAGCCGCCGGACTTCCTGCAAGCTGTGGAAGTAGAGCCGAAAGCATCCCATACATCTCTGGCGCTGCTGCGATTAGCGCGGCGTTGGCTTCAAAGTTCTTGTCAACCTATTTGATGTTAAATAAGTTCAGACCATGCGCCACGCCAGAGCGACCAGCATACAACGCAAAACCATCTCCATGCGGCTCAATTGACCACTCGCCTTTAGTAAATTTCTCTTTCATAACTCACTCCACACATAATAATCGTTTAATTTAATCAACTTCCCCTGCTCAATCAGTCTCTTTGCAACTTCGCGGCTGTTTGGTTTAAGGTCACTCAACCGCAATCTACCACCCTGAGCCATCTTTTTAATTTTCATGTGCAGCACGATACATTCTCTCCATGTCGTTCATTATAACTAATCTATCATCAGGCGAACCTGTGATAAACATGCCTAGCGCCGCATAGGTTTCTTTATCTTTCGTCTGTGCGCGTATCGCTCTGGCTGTGTGCAGTAATGATGCTTGTACGTTGCGCCTCTCTGCTTTCGCCAGCTTATGTGATAGCAGGAGTGTTGTTACTTCTTGCATTTAATCTGCTCCATCTTCTTTAGCTGAGCCTCGATAGACTGTATAGCCTCCAGCAAATCCTGCTCAGCGCTTTTGTCATGGCGCAAGCCTGGCATTAACAGCTTCTTGATTGCATGACCAAGCTCATGACTCTGCACCCCAAACGCATCAAGCAGCCTATAAACATCAATTGTTGTTTTTGTGCCGTCTAAGCCTGTAACCTGCTTTGCGTATTTATTTACCTTGCCGTGCTGCGGTTTTTCGTAGTGCAATCCATCATTACCGTTCTGCCCGATAACATCCATTCTTAAATCGCTGTAGTGGTCTGTCATGACAGCACCCACCACATAAAAAACCCACACCAGGCGATAACAGCAACGCCCAACCATTGAAGCGCTCGCTCTGGTTTGTAGTTGTCATCATCTTTGGCGCACATCATCCGGCATTCATCTGTGCATTGTTGGCATTTATTCATAGCGGATACCTGCATCTGTTAATGTGTTTTGAATATCGTTTAGTTCATAACCATAATCTATCGCACTGCTTGGTCTTGGCAACTCAACAACCACTGACGATATGGCTGCTTGCCACGCATCAAAAACAACTCTTGTTCGCATGATGGCGTAGCAATCAATGGCACTGCTCCACGTCAAATCGTATTAGTGCTGGCTGGCCCACTTCTCAAACGCCGCCCGTTTTTTATCGCTCATAATCAACACTCCCTACCGTTTTCAACCCATTTCTGATAATCGGCAGCCATCTTTTGGCTGTGTGCGTTTGTTGGCTTTAACTCGTCTCGCAATGATAACCCATTCCAGATTTTAAACAGGTTATCAAAATCACCTTCCATCTCTGCCAGCTTTTCAGCGCTTAGCGGGAATATCTCCAGCGCTTCTTTTGACCATTTTTTGCGGTTCATGGCACCACCGACTCTGATGATGGAATCCAAATATTGTCGAGCTCAAACTCACCATGCTGCTCAACTGTTTCGTAATTTTCGTCATAGATACCATCAAACGACAAAACGATAGTTGGCGAGTGCATACCGTACGGCTTGCCGTCATCAGACAAAGAAAGCTCGCACTTATGCTTAAAGCAAAGCTGGCGAAGCTCCTGTAAAAATTCTGTTTTTCTTTGCTCTGCTGTTTTCATAAAACCCCCTAATTTTTTACCACTCTATCACGCCTAGACCGATAAGGTGGTCGGATGTGTTACCACTCAAACTCGTCACGCTCGTAGAATTCTTGCCAACCATCCCCGCGCGCTTTAATAAGAGCCTCAGCAGAGCACCTGCAAAGCATTCTGGCGGTTTCTTCCATCAGTAGATTGATAGCCATCATGTCGCCAGCCTCATGCTTGCGTAGAGCTTCAGTGAGCTTGTCAGCGTCCATCCATTCGTGGATTTGCTCCATTCTGGATTGGTAGTTGAAGCGGTCTAGAAGGTACTGCGCGCAGCTTTGGATTTGGTCATCACTCATAACTTACTCCCAATCTCTGCGGCAGCTCTGACGATTGCGCGGCGTGTTGCGGCGAGCGAATCATTTTCGCAACACTCAGTTGCACAAATTAATTCAGCTTCATGGTATGCTAAAACATCAAAAAATCCAGAAGTGTGGTGAACACAAACATCCATCTTTAACTTCACCGCCAACCGCAGAGCGTCTCCGTCAGCTGTTAGTGGGTTCCAAAAGGCAGAGCTTCCAACTCCTCTTGGTGCTATCCCATAAACATCTCTGTTATACGCCTCAATGTATGCGGACCTGTATTCGCCAACAACAGCCGCCACCTTAGCCGCCATCATCAGTAATTCTTTGTCGTTCATAATTCAATCTCCACTTATTAACCCCACAATCCTACCACCGCTATTGGTGTGAACATATCCGACCAGTTTATGCGTTTCTGACCATCTGACCATCTTTCTGACCATCTTTTTTAGTTGGTCAGAGCAAAAAACTTCAATGATTTCAAATGCCTAACCTTACTTTATGACCAATGACCATCTATATATAATAATAATAAAATAAAAAAGCCATATATGGCGATAGACATTGGTGCGCGTAAAGCGCGAATACGCTATTAAAGTTGCTAAGTCATTAATCATTGGTCATTTTTGATAAAAAACCTTTTAAATCAATAATTTAATTTATGATTATCTACTGACCATCTTTTTAATGGTCATAAAAAAGCCCGAACATAGTCGGGCTTGATAAGGTTGCGTCATGCGCTATTTAAAGTGCAAAACTGGTGGCACAAGCAAAAGTTTTGCGGTTCCTGTTCGTTTACCTCTGTTTCCGTTTAGCTTCCTAATGGCAGCAGCAGCAGAGTTTGAGTCGTGCTTAGTCGGTCTTTCATACCCGCATTCTTTCACAACATCAGTAGCGGTTATGTATCGCCACGTTGCGTCAGGCGAACCCCAATCGTAAAGCTGCTGGATAAGCTCATCAATTGGTTCAGCAGCCGTAAAGTCCTCATTATGCGCGTTCAGGTCGTTCAGCTCGTCAACAGTTAAGTACCAGCTTTCACCTTCCTTATAGAGCTGCTCGTAAACCTGCGCCCACATCTGCTGCATGTCTATTCCGTGCGAGTGGTCGAGTTCTTCCACTTCGATAGTCCAGTACCTGCGGTTACCTGTTGGGTCGTTCAGAAAGCCTTTAGGGTTAACGCTGGCAAAGAACACTGTCCGTCGTGCGTACTGGCTTTCCTTTCGCGCATACGCTCGCCGGATAACGTCCTGCTTTGCTGTTATAAACGCTTTCAGGGCCGCTATGTCTGACTTGCGAAACGTACTATCTAACTCACCAAGCTCAACCAGCCAGAACGAACAGGCCTGTTTTACGCTGTCCCTGTCGTCCGGCTTTAGTATCACGCCGTCCTTAATCACGTTTAACTCAGTTGGCGCCAGCGACTTAAACCACTTCGTCTTACCTACGTACTGCTCACCCTGGAACACCAAGACGCCTGCAGCACTAACACCGTCAGGGCTAAAGGCGGCGGCAACTGCTGAGATTAACCATCGGACTATAAGCGTCTCTTTCAGCCTGGCTACTCGCGGGTCTATCGCTTCATTCTTGGCCTTAACGGTAGCAAGCAAAGCGTGCAACCTGTCCTTGCCATCCCAAGGCTTGCTGTTAACCCACGTAGCAACAGGGTTGTACTGATTTCGGTCTGCTAAGTAGGTGATAAAACCTTGCAGCTTAGTTGTCGGCATCTTGAACAAGCTGCACTCGCTCTCTAACCAAGCCAGAGAAGCATTAGCGCCGTTGTCAAGGCTGAACGACTGATTAGGTATCAGCAGCTCCTCATCCTTGCTTATGACGTTGTATCGAACGATAACACCAAGGCGGCGGCATATCTCTTTCAGGTTCGCTATGTGAGCCAGCGGTGCGCCCTTCTCTGTGCAGTATGGTAGCGGTGCGTCAGGCTCTGGATCGTATTCTGCTGGCAGTTCAGGTTCTTGCTCTGGCTGCTGGTATGAAGCAGTAGGCTTAACCTGAGTTGGTTGCCTAAGCTGAATACCAAGCGTTGCAGCAGCTTGTTTGAATGCCTTGCTGTAATCGCCGCCGCACTCGTAATAGCAGTACAGGTCGTAGCTGCTAACTGGCTTGCCTGAATCCTCAGAGCAAAGCGGGTCTGATGCGTGGTGGATCCAGCACTTGTTGTCGTCTAGCAGGTGGACGCCAGCCAACCCAGTACCAGAATGCGGCGACAGGTAGCGCTTACCTTTGCGCTTGTAGCCGTATATCTCCAGCGTGTTTTCGATTGGATATGCTGCGTTATAAGCAGACTGAACATCAGGCAGTACATTAGTTGGAGCCGGAGCGCTTGGCTTGTACTGCTTCGTTTCAGGCTTTTGCAACCAAGGACAAACACCTTGCAGCTGCGGCTTGAACGAATCCCAAGCTGTCCAGATAGCTAGCAACCAATCAGGCGGCGCTGGCCACTCTGCTAGAGTCTTGGGTGGCTTTACTTCCCAAGCGTAAGGTTTGCCAGTATCAGGGTGCAGGCTTGGAGGTAGAACGTCCTGCTTCTGGCTGCCGTCACAGGCTGCGCGGAGTTCGATAATGGTGTAATGCTTCTTCTGGTCGTCTTGCTTTGGCCAGTTGACCTTGCAGTAAGGCAGCTGCACATCATCAGGCACTCTGAACATAACGCGCTTGCCACGACCTCTAATGGTTGGGAATGCATCAAGCGCATCATGCGGAATGCCGAACTCATCAAGGATTAAAAGCCAGCCTTGCTCGTCGTCTATGTCAAGCGAACACATAGCAGAGTGACCCAAGGCGCATCCCATGTTCCAGTCTTGGTGCAACTGCCAATAAGCGTAAGCCTGCGCAGGCTCAGATAGTGCAGTGTTGCCCCAGTCGTTTTTGGTCGGGTACTTGCGGCCAGCCTCAATCGGGACTAAGTGCCAGTTGTAACGCTCTGTGTATATTTTTGCGTATTGTGCGATAGAAAGCTGACTCATGGCGTGACCTCCTGATAGATGGTCTGGCCAAGCGGTATTTCGCTATGTTTGATGAACAACTTCCCGTCATGCTTTTGCAGCTTGATTAGCTGCAAGCAATCAAGGCACTGCACGGCGTATTGTATTGAGTTGTCTTGGTTTGTTCGTCGAACGTAAACTACGTTTTTATGATTGCATTGCTGCATTTTGCATCCTCGTGAGGTTTCTGCGCCTTGGCGCATTTGTGGCCCGACTATTCGCGGGGAAGTAAGTCTAACGCTTCTTGAACCGAGCGCGCAAGTCCGGCAATGCCGTTTGCTGCTCTGACCTGTTCGATAAAATTTATTTGCTCTTTGCTTGCTCTGCCTGTTTTTGTTTTCACCTCTACCGCTAAAAATCGACCTGTTGGTTTGTGTATACCTATGATGTCAGAGCTGCCAACGCATAGGCCGAATGTCATAAGCATGGCGTTCTGCAGTGTGACTATGCGCGAGTCTTTGTGTATTACTCGGCCAACGTAGGCGCCTGCTGTTTCGTTCCTGAATACTAAGCAATCAGCTTGTGTAAGCGCCACCATGATGAGGCGCATTAGTTTGGTTTCTTCGTTCACTGTGTAAGCTCCTGCTGTATGCGTCTCGCCTCGTTGAAGTCTGCCGGAGTGGGCTTTCGACCTTCGCGCGCCGCCGTAGTAATAGCCGCCCACTGGCTCGCCTTTGCCATCCCTCTACGCATTCCAAGCGCCACCAAGTCGCGCAAAGTACGTGCGCTGCCTTGCTCTTTTCTGGCCTGTTTTCGTACCATTTCAATATCTATCTGCTCAAGTTCGCCGTCAGCCTCTTTTATCTTGCGTTCTTTTTTCTCAATAGCGGCGCCGCAATATGGACACTTATCAGGGCCTGGCATAAAAACAGCGTAACACTTGCCGCACTGCTGGACGTTAACGTCTGGTTCTTCATCCTTTTTCTTGCGTTTGCTTTTAACTTGGCCAAGTAGTGACCATTCACGCTGTTCGCACGGTAAGCCGTGTTTTAAGATGCAGCCTGCATGGTCGAGAATGACGGCCGGGTAATCCTTGCGACGCAATGCACGGAAAACCATTTGCAGGTAACGTGCAACTGATTGAGTCGGCCGCAACAGTATGCAGCACTCAAGCGTAACGTCACGGCCAACCTGAGCAGATAAGTCAAAGCCTTCAATAACCAGCTCGCAGTTCACCAGTACCAGAATGCGGCGATCAGCTAATGCCTCGCAGATTTCTTTAAGCTCTGCCTCTGTTGTGCTGGCGTCAACGTGTGCAGCCGTAATGCCAGCAGCGTTAAACGCCTCTGCTGTGTGCTTGCTGTGCGCCACGTTGCAGCAGTAAACGACTGTCCGCTTGCCTTTGGCGTACTTAGTCCAGTGTGATACGGCATCACCGACAATAGTCGGCTTGTCCATCACTGCCGCCAAGTCCCCCACGCTGTAATCACCTGCCAACGTCTTAACTGCTGACAGGTCTGGATTTACTGGCGTAGTGTAAGCTATGTATTCAGATAAGCGTCCTTGCTCTATCAGCCACTTGGTTGACTTGGCTTCGATGATGATTTCATACAAGTCACCAAGGCTTTTTCCGTCTAAGCGAATAGGTGTACCAGTTAAGCCGATCACAATGGCGCCAGCATCACGCGCCCAAGCAATGACTGTTTGAAACATATTTCCCTTTGACAAGTGGGCCTCGTCAATGAACAGGATTTTAGGCGGCTTTAATGTGTCAAGCCTGCTGTGCACAGTGCCTATGGTTCCGACCTGAATTGGTAGAGTTGTTCGCATCTTTCCGCTTGTGATTAAGCCGTGTTCAATCTTGGCTTGCCAGAATGACTTGCTGGTTTGCCTCAGCAGGTTCTTGCGGTGCACTAAAAACCAGACTGTTGCATTTGGATCACGCAACCTAGCTTGACTGGTTATATGCGCGGCCACAACAGTCTTGCCAAAAGCTGGGCTGGCCACGCCAAGCACTGATTTAATGCCTGACTTTAACGACTCTCGCAGCTTGCCAACAAATTCTTGCTGGTCTTCAAACAGTTCATAAGCCATAGCTATCACCTAACGCAATAGCAATCAGCTCAAGCGTCCCTATGGTTGGATTTGCGGTTCCTGCTTTGATTGCAAGCAGCGTGTTATAGGCAACGCCTGACTTTCTGGACAGCTCCATCAGGTTGTCGTGCTTGGCCAGCTTATGGCTTATTTCTTCGTATGCTTTGGATATATTCACTTTATTGGCTCCATTTTATTGTTGACATTGGTATGATATACGCATTATATTGGTTACGTCAACAACGGAGGGCACAATGAAAATAATTACTTTTGATGAACTGACACCAGAACTGGCTGCCGCTGGCTGCTTAGTCACTGGCATATCAAACGAGGCTTATCACGCTTATGACGGCATAAGTAAATCAGGTCTTGACTTGGTTGCTCGTAGCCCGGCGCATTATATGTATGGCGAGAAGAAAGAAAAAACACGCCCAATGGTTATAGGCTCTGCAATTCACTGCGCTGTGTTTGAACCTGAGCTGTTTATTAAAGAATATATGCTTATGCGTGACGTTAAGGTTCGCACAGCTTCTGAATATAAACAGGCAATCAAAACCATTAACGAAGATTTGGTATTAGTACAGCCAGAAGCTGATTATGTGTCAGGTATGCAAAACGGCATCAATAACAACAAGCACGCCAAGGCCCTGCTTGACCAGCCTCGCTGGTCAGAGCTTGCTGTGTTTGCAACTGACCCAATAACAGGCGTATTAGTTAAGTGCAAGTTCGACACCTTACTGCACTGCCTTGATGCTGTTGACCTTAAAAAGACTCAAGACGCATCAACTCCGCAGTTTGAAAAGTCTATTGCGTCTTACCGATATCATGTTCAACATGCTTTCTACTCAGACGTTTTTGAATGGGCTACTGGTCAACAGTTGCGCTCGTTTCAGTTGTTAGCTGTTGAGGAAAGATTGCCGCACTTTAGCAAGCTACACCAATGCGACAGCGAAGCCACAGCATACGGCCGCAAGCTGTACCGTGAAGCTCTGAACACATACGCTGACTGCCTGAGAAAAAACGAATGGCCAATGCCTAACGGCTCGCTTGAATACGTTGGCTTGCCATATTGGGCGCAAGACCCTGATTTAAACCTGAACGGAGATTACTAACATGGCTGACATCAGAGCCACACTTGAAGCAAAGTCAGACCAGCTTAACGCGACTGACATCATGGGCATTGACTTGGTTATCCGCATCCGTGCCGTTAACGTCACTGCCAGCAAAGACCAGCCTGTCGCTGTTTACTTTGCCGGTGATAATAACCGACCGTGGAAGCCAAGCAAAGGGATGCGCCGCATCTTGGCTGGCGCATGGGGGCCAGAAACGGATCACTGGATTGGACGCTATGCACAACTGCACTTCGACCCGACAGTAAAGTATGCCGGTCAAGAAGTTGGAGGCATTCGCGTAAAGGCATTGTCAGACATCGACCAGCGCGGCTTAGTGTTTGTGCAGGCTATCAGTAAGCAGAAGCGCGAACCGTACCACGTACCATTGCTGGTTGTTCAACAGGCTATGTACCCTGATGATAAGTTCCAGCAGGCTCTGCCAGCAATGGAGAAGAAGATGAAAGCCGGAGAAATGACGCTGCATCAGATTATTGCCAAATGCCAACAAACAGGACAGCTATCAGCGCAGCAGCTTGCACAGCTTGAAGCAGTGGCGCCAGTTGTTGTTGAAGAACAAGATGAACCCGAACTATAAACACAGAAGGAAAAACAAATAATGGCCACCACAGTAACTGGCAAGTTAAACAAAGACGCATCAGTATTTCAGGCTGGTGATTCAACGGGGTTTGGTATTCGCATTGGCGTGAAGTATTACGACCGCGAAACAAAAACAGACCAATGGACTAACTACGAAGCGGCGGTATTCGCCAAAGCTCCGGCGCAGGTTCAGTTTTATCAATCGGTGCTTGTCAAGGATTCGATTGTTGAGCTGACTGGAGATAAGCTAGCAATCAAGCAGTATCATGGCCAGAACGGTTTGCAGTTGTCGATACAGTTGCTTGATGCAAAGCTAGGTGTTGCCTATGCTTCACAAGGCGCAGCACCAGCACAACAACCAGCCGCGCAACGTCCAGCGCCACAACCGCAGCAAGGTTATCAGCCGATGATTGGTAAGCCGCCTGTGCAGCAGTCGCATGGAAGCTTCGACGATTCAGATATGCCTTTCTGATAAACACATCCGACCACCTAGCACCAACAATGGTGCTAGTATTGGTTTTTTTGCAGGAGCTAAACCATGACCCACCCAAAAGCCAGTATGTGCAGAGTGTGCGCTCATAGAGATAAAGACTGTAGCAAGCTTCCATTCGGCACTATGCCAGTTATTGAGCGGTATCATGGTGGGGTTGTTGTTAGGTGTTTGGAGTTTAAGAAGGGTGAGAAAAAGTGAATCAACTAGCATACCCGCATACCGTTCGCGATATTGTTACTGAATACCTCCAGAAGTATGAAAATCTCATCGCAGAGATTGAGGAGTTTAATAAAGCTCAAGGTCGAATATACAACTCAGTGCAGGTTATTGGCGGCCCTACTGGTGAGTCATTTATCAATAGAAGCTACCCAAGCGAAACGCAAGGTCAGCGGATCTTGCTATCAAGCGCATGGAAAGCGATTTATATGCGACTCGGTTTAGATAACGTGTTCAGCGCTGAAGATAAGCGTAAATTTAATCAGTCACTAACGAACCCAGCACCTTTAACGCTGGAAAACCTGCAAGCCACCTTTGGTCGCTACTGGGAAAATCCACGCTATTACATTTTGAAGGGTTTAGCAGAAGCATTTTGTAACTTAGATAAGTTTTACAAATCTCACTCTAACTTTGGTTTTGGCGTTAATAAACTACCTAAACGAGCGATATTGTCTAATTTCAACGGCTACGGAACTTGGGGCGCTGATAGGCTGAAAGACATATGCGAAGCTATGCTACAGGTTTCAGCAGAACCTAAGTTGACTCATGACGAGCTGAACACCATTCAAAAGTACCGACTACGCATTGAAGATTTTGAACTTTCGCGCTTAGGCTTAACTGTAAAGATGTTTAAAAACGGCAACGCGCATATCCACTTTAACGAGCGCGCTTTGAAGATCGTCAATGATGCTTTGCATGAGTTTTACGGGGAGGTTTTACCGGATGCACATGAAAAAGGTGAGCGCGCTCAAAGTACAGAAGTTTCAACAGACCTGCAGTTCTACCCTACACCTAACGCAGTTGTAAAACGTATTATTAACGCTGTATATCTGGATAAAAACGCGATAATTTTAGAGCCAAGCTGTGGCGATGGCGCAATACTGGACGAATTACGCTCGTCTGGCTTTACGTGTGTCGGTATTGAATACCACGCTGGTCGCGCAAGCCAAGCCCGTGCAAAGGGCCATAGTGTGCTGACAGCTAATTTTCTGGATACCGCTCCAGATCCAATTTATGACGCCGTGGTGATGAATCCGCCGTTTTACGGAAAGCACTACGTCAAACACATTGAACACGCCAAGAAGTTTGTAAAGCCTGGAGGCAGACTGGTTTCAGTATTGCCAGCTTCTGCATGGTATAAGCATGGATTGGTTAAAGGTGAATGGCATGACCTACCTGTCGGAAGCTTTAAAGAGTCTGGAACTAATGTTAACACCGGCTATATTATTATTCGTGTTTAGATGAAATCCTACTCTGTTTCACTCCCAGGCTACACACTACCATTCACCTACCTAGCCTCAGAGCAGCCGGATAATATTCCGGCTTGCTTGTTTGAGCGATTCCGCTGCTACCCTGTTTCTGTTGTTGCGCTTTAACTGCTCCGACCAGTAATCTTTTTTCAAAATACAACTTGCGTTCCGGAACTAATGGGCCTAGTATTAACTTATCGAAACGAGATAACGAACTGGAGTGAGAAAATGAAAACAGCAGCAGAAAAGAAAATCAGCAAACTAGAAGTAACACTGCGTCAATGGGAAGAAATCATTAACAAAGAAATGGCAATTTCTCCAATGTACAGAAATCAGCAACGCGCTGCCGAAGCATTAGCTGGAAAGCTTCAAGTTGAAGCCATGATTAACGAGCTTCGCGTTTATGGTTAATAACGAAAAAGCCCTGACATTAATCAGGGCAATGCTAAAAGGTGAAGGCATAGAGTTTACCGATAAGGAGGCAGCGTTAAAATCAATAAGCGAAACAGTGCTGCCTACAAAACTAACTAAAGTTTATTTACAAGAGCTGGAGAAATTAAATGAGTACATCGCTGGGTAGTGTAAACAATATACATGCAAATCAGTTCTGGGGTGGTAATGACAGGGGTGTCTGCATACAGCTAACAAATATGTTTAAAGACGGTAATGTTCAGCTTAGCGCTGCAGAAATAATAGCCTTAATGCCAGCCTTTAAAATGGTTATTGATTCCGAACTTAATCGGCAAAAGAAAGAATGCGAAAAAGTTATCTCTGAACACAAAGAGCTTGAAAAAAGCATAGTTAACGATATGAGAAAGGTTGCTGAAATGGCAATTAATCAGCCTGTTTTTGATATGGCATCACTACTAATTCTTGGCGGGTTAAAGCTAGAAGGAGCGCAAGAATGAACAACACCGACTTAGCCGAATTCTACGGCGTAACAGACCGAGCAGTACGCAAGTGGTCGCCAGAACGCAAGCATCGCAAGCGTGTACAAGCCCTAGCCAACGCAGAGCAGCCAATCGTTGACCTGATAGCGGATATTAATAAATTGGCGTACATCTACGATTGCCAATGGCTGCATGGCGTCGAGCAAAAGCGCTGGTGCTGGATTAACCAAACAAGCGGAATGCTGGTGTGCTACATGTACAGAAAAAATGAGCTTTACCCTCAATCAGAATGGTCAGCAAGCCTACACGCAACTGATGTAGTTAAGCAGTTGCAATCCATCAAAACAAAACTAGAGGAATTAGTGTATGGAGTATCGTCCGTTGATTAATTATTCTTTGAGCGAGCAACCAAAACCCAAGCGCCAATCAAACATGGTTGCATTCGCCAGGCTGTTTATGATTTTCGCACCAATTGCGCTGCTGGTTGGCTTGTATTGGAGGTTGGCATGAACCCAATCGAAACCTTTTTACTATGCGTAGCCGTTATGCTTGCCACTTGGTTTGTGGTGTCAGGAATTTACGACCTGCGCGAACAGAAGCAACAAAAGCGCATCAATGAGCTGGAAAGAGAGAATGCAGACCTGCACTTTGGAGCTGACAGGGCTGATGCTGTTAAACGTGATTTTAATGAGGAGTGTGGGTGATGAACAACCTAACAGAAGCAAAAAACGAGCTGGCAACATGCCGTAATAAAGACCAGCTACACAACCGCCTGATGGACTTATGCGAGCAGTCAGGCTTTTACTACAACCAACAGCGCGGTTTTACTTACAACGCTAGCCGGGCACGTGAACAGCAGCGTTATAGTGTTGCTGAGCTGATTTTGCATGCGGATAAGATGGAGGGGAGATTGTGACCCTACCAACAATAACCATCCTATGGCTGTGCGCTGTTGTTTTGTCAGCCATAGCCGAGATTTACTATGACAATTAACTATTACAGCCTACAAAAGGCGTTGGAGCGTTTACAAAATGACAATCAGCAACGAGACAATAATAGAGCTTGCGAAGGATATGATACCTTCGCTTGTAGCCAGAAAAACAGGTATAACAACCAAAGAAGTCAGGGAAATATTGACCAATGCAGGTGTAAAGCTGCGAGGATACTCACCAAAAAGACTAGGTGAAACAGCGGGCAAGTCTGAGCGCATGAAAATGCTTGAGAAGCTTTACTGCGAGGAAAGACTGACAACCAAGCAGGTTCATGAGCGCACCGGTTACAACATCGTTTATTTGAATCAAGTTTCCAACAGCTTTGGGTGGCCGCAGCAAGAAAACAGAAAGCACTTAAAAGAGCGTCAAGCACTGGAGATGTGCAAAAAAGTTGTAGCGTTTAAGCGTCGCCATGATTGCGGAACAAAGCCAGCACTTGAGATGCTCGGCATTAAGCGCAGCGTCGTTAATGTGAATGAGTGGATCAGGGTTTTAAGTGATAAGGGGCTGCTGTGAGTGACCTAACCGAGTACCTAGCACTTAAAAGTGAAATAAGCTCGTTAAAGAAAAGAGTAAAAACATTAGAGGTTCAAAACTCGAAGCTCAGGAAGTTGTGCGGAATGCCTAGAAAAAAGGGGCTTAAAAAGTCAGCAATAATGAAGTTGCTAGATGCAGGGATGGATCCTAAAAAAATAGCGGCTGTCGTTCCATGCTCGCTTGGCCTTGTTTATGAATATAAAAAAGCCGCAGTGGGTTAGGCTGCGGCGAAGTATCAACATGGACAGGAGAACGTGGAGTGTTCGAGTAAAGATTAACTCTTTTTCATGGCGCCTGCAATAGTTGGCGCAATCTTTTCTACTGACCTGCCAACAACATAACCGCCCAATCCAAACTCAACGATAGACCAAAGCTTTAAATACTCTGCCTCTGATAAGTTTGGTGCAGCCCACCCGAACCACCTGGCCACAATTAGCGCCACAAATGTCAGCATGGTTAACGGTCGCCAATTGGCGGCAAGCCAATGCTCTGATTCTGCCTCTGCTTTGATTATTGCTGATGCCGCTTGCTCTATATCGCCCTGATGCTTTAAAAGCTGCATAGTCATTTCCGACTGCGCTTTAGCTTGTTGCTCAGGGTCTGGAAATAGATTGCCAGCAACTTTGCTTAAAACTGGCATTAGTGCGGTTATTAGTTGGATCATTATTCCACCTCAATAATCAAAGAAAACATTTTGCGGCAATGAGTCGTCAATGTCGCAGTGAATAAAAGACTTCTTCGGGTTGTCGCCAACACGAACAAATCCAACATCAAGCAAAGACTTAATGATGGCAAACTTTGCGCGGCTAGATTGGTAGGCAATGTCAACAGCCATGCCTCGAGTATGTGCGCTGTTTGGTGTGCCACCAATCTTGCGGTTATGCTCTTTGCATCGTGCGCCGCTTGTCACAGCAAACGGCACTCCGGCAAGCTCACGCGCCTTGTTCAGCCTGTCTAATAGCGGCTTTGTGATTGTCATACCGCAACCACAGCGACAGCTTAACTCTGAATCGCTAAAGTATTTCATTCTTCACTCCAAAGGCTTCGATCGGAAGCCTTCTTCTGTTTTGATTAGGGTTTGCGTATTCAAATTTTACCCCTTGCTTTCAAAAACTGCTCAACGTGTTTATCTGTCATTTCAAAGATAAGCTTGTGCTTCATCTCTGAGCGCGAGTAAACCGTTGGGCTTAGATTGTCCACGATTTTGCCGTTAACGTTCAGCACTACATGCAATTCACCCTCAACCGTCCGCACATACATCAGCTCACCGCCAACACGTTCACGCACCCATAGAGCGTAGTCCTCACAGTCACCGCGCAGCGATGGCGTCCAAACGTCCTCTCGCCCGTATTGCTCCATATCTGAGACGTAAACGTGTCGCCGCATTGCTGCGGCGTGTTGTTGCTCTAGTGTTGCTGGTGAGCAGGCTGTTAGGAGTAGGATTATCGGCAGTAGTCGGATCATGCTAATAAACCAAGGGGCACACAGCCCAATCTTGACTCAGCACATGACTGTTCCCGTCAGTCAATCTTACAAATTTATCAACTGGCACGCCTTTTCTGCGTATTGATATTGAGTCAACCTGCAAAGTGGTTCCTGCTGATAATGATCTGATAAATATGCGCGGCGTTGAGATTGCTGCTGTTATGTCAAACGTATAAGTGCCGTTAGCGCTGATTGTTGGCCCTCCAGCGCCCTCCAGCGAGACACGCAAAGAGCCTGATGAATACCCGCTGACAGCAATGACAGCCTCATACGTTTTACCGCTTGCCGACTCAGCAGACCACAACTGCGAGGCTTGGTCTGAGCTGCCCGCCGCAGTAAATACTAAAGCTCCTCCGGTTATGGCAACCGTGGCGGCGTTTAACGTCCAATCATCCGTGGTGGTAAAATCACCATTTTCTACAACTGTCAATCCGAATGCAGGACCGTCCAGACCTGCAATTGCACTACCTGTTAAATCAAAGTTAACTTTTTGTCCTTTGAAATAATATCCTGATGTCGGCAAAGCGCTGGATGACCAAGCGCCCTGCAATATTTGACCATAATTTGGCAGTGTAGGGTCTGACAGTGTGTAAATGCAATTATTACCGCTTTGGTTTGACGTCAAGCCAATGCCTTTGTTCGGTTCAAAATAGTAATTACAATCTTTTACTAAAATATTTGTCGTACCCTGCAATATCCGCTTGACGTTCCTAAATGAGACATTAGAAACAACCACGCCGTAAACTTGATTCGATTCTATAAAAGCGCCCACCAAAGAACCAAGGTCATTCCATGAGCCGTTTGAGTTTCTAATTGTATATTCATGTAGCGGGTCTAAATCGACACTGCCACCGTCAATCGACGTATTAACACAATCCAATCTTGTGACGCCCGACGCAAAAGAGAAACTGATACCAGATGCGCTGATGCGGCTAGAATCACCCATGTGTATACTGACATTAGATACCCTGCGGACGCTTTGAAACCGGATTATCGAAGTGCATCCGTAAACAGATCCGATTTTCAGTAGCGCATTGTTTAGGCTTGTGTCAAACCTGTGTCCAAAAACAGTGTTACCGTCTTTGCCTAAAGTGCCTGTTAGTGCTACATTTTGAAACCCTGATGTAGTCCAAGCCTGACCTAACCCGTAGTCTGCGATGTTGGTCCCACCAGTCCAAGTTTGAGCTATGTTGTTTCTAGCAACAACGATAGCTTTACCCCCTAAATGCGGTTCGGTAGTTCCGAACTGATTTAGATATGGCAGGTCATCTTTAAAGTCACCGCTTGGTAAAACTTCGCCAGGAACTACGCCATCTGTATCAGCAACTTGTAATAACTGCAACCAAATGCCAGCACCGATGTTCCCGCCGCCAATTTTTGACAAGTTAATGACGTTTTCGAAATTATTGTCCGCTATAGACAATAATTTTTTATCTATTGCGCCCTCTCCGAATGCAACATCAAGACCGACATTAACGCCATAACCAAAAATCATCTGGCCGCGATTCCCTGTAATGGTGGCTGTATTTGATAGCACCTTAATCCCGTAGCAGTTTAAAAGAGTGTTATTTACAACTATAGATTCTCTGCGAATAAAGGCGTCTAGCGTTGTGGATGGCGGCAAATGCATAGCAATCGCATCGTCTGCAATAAACTCAAACCGCGAGTTTCTAACCTCCCGAATCACCGAGTCAGTGAAATTAATTCCATCCCTTAGCATGTGGTGGACATGGCAGTTTCTGGCGACCGAATGGTAAGCCCTTGATTTTAGAGCCATCTGACGACCCCAACAAGCCTCCACGTTGTTAAAAGTAGCTTTATCGAAAGCGCTTACTTCGACTAGAACTGTGTTGTCTCCGCCTTGCGTTGTGTTCTGTTCAGCGTAGCCCCTGACTATCATATGACTGAACTCAGTTTCGCCTGCCGTTAATAACGGGTCCCAATCATAAATCCGGTGATTATCAGCAAGCGCAAAAAGTCCGGAAGTTGCAGGCATGATGCCGCAGCGCTTGATTCTGCGGGCTACGGTTGCCGACGCAACCCCAAAATCACCCGCAAAAAGCAAAGACTTGGCAAGTCTTTCGCAGGTTAGCTCAGCAACGTTTAGGGCAATGGCATTATCTGTGCCAGTTTTCAAAACCCTGTCATAATCGTTAATGCCGCCGAACTCTTGTAGTGTGTATTGAGGCTTATCAACGCGCACCCATGCACCCGTCCCTGAGCCATAATCAGCATATAGGGTGGCTTTATTGCCCGATGTATACCCATTAAGCGCAGCATCAGGCCAATATAAACCAATCTGTGCGCTAGACCACGGTTGCGCTGCTGACCATCTAACGTCATGCCCGCCTATACCTGTACCCTCATCAAACTCCATCGGGTGATAAATCACATCAGTCCTACGCTCCGCCAAAGGTATTGCAGCCAATGCTTTAAGATTGGGCACATTAATTGTTGCTTTTGCCAAATCAGAGGCTTTTGCACCACCAACAACAGCGGTCCCATCCAGCAACTGTTGCCTCAACGCATTATCCAAAACAGCCTGCCAAGCTCCATTGCCAATGCCGCCAGTCGTTGCTGGGCTTGCCGCTGCTGGAACAGTTTTGTTTAGAGCGCCTTTCCACACATAATAAATGCCATCAAACAACAAAGCCTCATTGCGCTGTGTGACTGTATAGCCAGCGCTAAAGCCGTTATCTATCAGTATGTAGCCAGTAGCGTCAATGGCAGAATTAAACGCATTAACAAGCTCAATGGAGTCAATCAGCTCAATATTTAAATCAGGATACTGGCTAGAGCTAAAATGCAGCGTGTACTTGCCATTTGGTGCATAAAAAGAGTAAAAGGCAATGTTGTTGGTTGTCAGTGGGTTTGGCAGTGTCGCACCGCCAACATCATCATCGGCGTACAAAGTGACAAGGTTGGTTGTGTCGCGCTCATAAACGTAAACACTGACACCTACCGCAGCGTTTCCCGTGACGATTGATGGAAACTGTCTAAACAGTGAGTTGCTATATTGCTGCATCAAGTAAACTCCAAAATAATATCAGTAAATAATACAACAATTATCAAACAATCGCGCCTTTTATCTGCTCACTGTTGTTGCCCGCGGTAATGGTTATTGTGTTACCGTTGGTGATGATTGCCGCTCCGCCATCGCCACCAGTTGTTCCGCCGCCAGCCTGACCAAGACCTCCACCCGTAAAGCCAATCAAGTCACCGTTTAAAGTGGTGCCGCCGATTCCAGGGTTATTTACTGTGCCGTCATTGCCAAAATTACCAATGTAAGTGCCAAAGTCACCAGCAAAGCCACCATCGCCCCCGATAAATCCCTGACCGCCACCTCCACCGCCACCAGTGTATGATTCCGGTTCGTCGCAATAACCAAAGCCGCCTTGACCGCCTCCGCCACCACCCGCAATCAATCCAAAGCTGTTATCTATAGTAACATCAGTGGTAAATTCAGCCGCCGGTCCGCCGTCCTGACCTCCGGTGCCGCTGATTAAAATGCAGCCAGTGCCTGGCTCAAATTGAGTATTTGCACCCCTTCCGCCATTACCACCCTTGCCGAATAGTTGACCCTGAATTATCAATTTAAGGGTGGAGCCAGCGCCAAACGTGCCCTGCCTAAATCCAGCGGTTAAATGCGAAGTTGAACCAAATACAGCGCCCGAGTTAATGACAACGATGTACTCTTTATCTGTGGCGCTGAAATCAAATTCATCAGACAGGACATAATCAAGGTATTCCCCGGCATTGATGTAGTAGTCAGCGTTTGGCGGGATGTTGGCTTGGTAGGATATACCTTCGACAGTCCACTTATCCGCCCTACGTGAAGCCACGACAGACGTACACTGACAAGTCAATATCTGAGGCTCAAATGCACCATTACAAAACACCTTGGCTGGCGTGATGCAGTTAAAAACTGAGCCAACCCACATACGCTGACTGTTTTCTAAAGTGCCTATGTATTTTGAATCAACTTCAAACTTTACCCGCCTTGGTATCTGGCTAAATCGCGCCACGTTGCGCTGTGCGATACCAGTAGCAATCTGGTTGCCGTTGACGGTGTTTGGTAGCCATCTTGACAGCACCTCTTTACCGTCGGACTTAACACCTAAACGCTCTGGCAATTCTTCCAGAATGGCGGCAACACGGAAAGTTTTAGTCCAGTTGCTGTCCTCTGTTTTTGAGTAGTCCTTTGGGGCCCATCTAACCAGTTGGCGCGTCACCAGTTTGTCAAAGTCATTAGGCGCGTCGAATGTGCCAACTTCGTAATGCTCTACGCTGTCAAATGTAATCACAGGATTGTCAAAGTTTGGAGTGGCTACGATTTTTATTTTCCGCTCAACAACATCGACATACATCGTTAAGCCTGCAATCTGGATTAACTCATTCAGCAGCTTTTTGACTTCCGTTTCTTTAGTGATGATGTTTGTTAATTCAAACAGAGACAACTCGCCAGACTCAAGCGCTGACCATTCGCTGACCGGTATATAGGTTTCGTCGATGTCTGTGTGATTGCGCAGCAGGTCGTCGATAATCGTGATGATGTTTGTGTCTGTGTATGCAATCGCTTTCTGAACAGTGGCATTAATCGCATGACTTGACGCGACAGTGCCATACTCAGCGCGGGTAATCGTCATAACCACCGGAGCTACGCCAGTCGAGCTAGTCACTGTGTAGCCCATGTATTCATTGCCGATAGCCAGATAACCAGTCGCACCATTAGCGCCTAACTTAGCCTCGATATCAGCAGCAGACAAGCCAGATTCAAGGTTTACTGTGATGCTGGTAGCTACGGTATCAATCGCAGCGTTTAGCGTGCCGTTGGTCGTTTCAGGAGCCTTGGCGTTGATGCCGTTGGTTAGCGCCAAAACGTCCACAAGGTCAAAGTCCACACGTCCGGCTAAAGTCGGCCCCTGATATTGGTCAACGATGTAATGCTCGGTCTGAAAGTTCGCCTCGTCGTAAACGCCTGCGCCAGTCAGATAGCCACGACGGATGCGAGCTGGACGGTTTTTGACAAAGTTTCTGGCAAAAAGTTTGGCAAAGTGGCCACCTTCGACTCTGCGGTCAGTGTACAGCCCTTGCACTTCATAAGCATCATTGGTTTCAAAATCGTCAATGTCGATTGTAGCGGTGGCACGAAAGCCGATGTCGATGCCCGGGTTAGCTTTAGGCGGATTACTTTTTGCGCTGCGCAGGTTCGGGAAACAATCCAGATTGGCAATGTATTGGTCACTGTATCTATACGTCCGCACTGAGCCAGCAAGCCATGCACGAACATCATTCGTGGTTTTTGGCGTGCCGTAGCTGTTCGGGTTTGCGGCAAACTCTGCATCAAGCGACGGGTCGTTGATGTCTAGGTCAATCTCAAATATGGTGCAGGCTATGCGGCCCGATTGTCGTTTGATGTTGTTGAATGCCATGGTTTAGCCCTGATGGTTTTGGTTAGTATAGCGTAACTGGTCGGATTTGTTGATAGGGCTGGTTGTGGTATTGTTTTCCGGTCAACAACAAGCGGAGTGATAAATGAAATTAACAAACGCAATAAAACAAGCGATAGTAGAAGCGGCCTTAAAAAAGGCTGGAATAAACGATAGAGAAAAACTGATACAGGCCAGATATAACTCGTGGGCTGAATCTGTTCGCGTCCGCTACGTTACGCCTGAAGTAATGAATCTGGTAAATCAAATAAAAGAATTGATGTCTAAAGTTCCTGAATGCATTGCTGATCAGTCATTTGGATTTAAAACAGATTATGAAATTTATCGTGCGAACGTAGCAGGTCAAACTAGAACAGTAAAATATGGAGAAGTGGACGCTCAAGGCTATAACGTAAGGCGTATAACACCCACAGAAGTTGTTTTGCCTGCTGACGATCCGCTAACTACCGAGCTTCACTTGATTGATGCGGATTCAGAGAAGCTGAAATCAGACAAGGAGCAAATCATGGTTAGCGCCAAAGCCGTTTTAAATTCTGCAACTACTGACAAAAAACTGATTGAGCTTTGGCCAGAAGCCATTGCTTTTATTCCTGCGGCAGAAAAGGCTGCAAGACCAAACTTGCCAGCGCCACCAATTGCAGAGCTTAACAAGATGATTGGCTTACCCTAAACCACCCCATCAACAGTAAGCTGCACAGAGCTGAAAAACGAAGTCTCGAACTTGGGAGTTGCCTGCCTCCAATGCCCATGAACAACGGCAGCAGGCATATCCTTTTGATTCCATCCGACAAAGATAGGCTTACCCTTAGCCGCTTCGCGAAACGCTGACCACTGGTTATCCAGAAAGTCATACGGCAAGTAATTAAACTGCATCACCTCAGTCGAACCTCTGCGCTCAATGGTCGAAGCGCCAAAGTTTAGAGCCTGAGTTTGGCTTACAGAAACCTCGTCATTGTCTGACCATCGGGCAGGCTGATAACCAACAGCAGGGCAAGACGGCATTTGCAAAGCGGTTCCGAAAGCAGCTTCACCCACATACAGCGTGGCGGTTGAAGTAAACACAAAGCGCACTTTATCAGTGCTGACGGATGGAAACACGCGCATAACAGGCCGCCCGTCTTTATTGCTGAATAAATCGCATTGCAGGACGTATGCCGAGCCATTCCATGTGTAAAACTTGCAGGTAACGCCACCGGATAGCCAGTTGACGCCAGCAAGCGCAACACAATTAATCTGGTCTGGCGCAATGGTCAAATCAATCGTATTGGTTCCTGCCGCACGCGAATAAAACACGTTGGTCATCCAGTCGTGCAATCGTCCAACATCGCCGCCAGCCGTTACCGTAGCACCTTGCATCAGGTTCTGATACATGATGTAGCTTTGAGGCGTATCAGCGCCGCCTATGACTAATGTGTCACCGCCTAAGTAATATCCACCTGCTTGCATTAGCCTTCGCCTCTAATTCTGTTTGCATCGCTTATCTTGTCGAGTATTGTAGCAACAAATCGAGTAGACACCATACCGTCTTGATTGCGTAGCTCGTCGCGTATTTCGTCAAGCCCGACAATCTCCAAGGTTTGAACGTTTGGCGCGGATTGTGGTGTTGTTGGAAGTGCACTAGATGCAGTTGAGCCGCCGGAAGCTGAGCCGCCAATGGAGCCACCGCCTGAGCCGCCAAAAGTGCCAGCTACGCCAGTTGCTAATATCGCTGCAGCAGAAACTTTACCAGCCAGCACCTGCTTTGCCGCTATAGCCTCACTAAATGGGTATGGTATGGTTGCTCTAGCAAGCATTGCAGCCGTTAAGCCGCTTGTGTACGCTTGCGCAGCCTGAACACCCTTAACTGATAAAAACAATACTTTCTGCAAAACTGAACCTTGTTTTGCAAATGCTGCAATTCCATTCAGCGCGTCCGATGCCGAGTTGAGCTGTATATCTTGTAATTGTTGAGCATATTGGGCCTGAGAAGCTAAAGTGTTTAAGTCAACCTGTTTTCTTTGCTCTGCATAACTTGCGGCGATAGCTGCCATCTGAGCCTGAAACGCATCTTCAGCCTCCAGCCTTTGCTGGTCTGTTAGTGTTTTTTCTGCCAGCAGCAAATCGCGCTCTGTAATGGCATTCTGAATTTTATTCGCTGTCTGCAAGTCAAGCTGTGCCTGCTCTTGACTGATGAAGCCTTGACGAATTCCTTGCTGCAATGTCAGTTCAGATCCTAGAGTTTGAGTTTCAAGTTTTAGTGCGGCAATGCGTTGGTTTATTCTTGCCGTTGCTTCGTCTGTTTGGCCAGTTTTATCAGAACCATTGAATAAGTTAAAAGAGCCTGAGAATAACGAGTCAATACCCTGACTAACTTTCTTTAGTGCCTCAAAATCAGCCTCTGCGTTTGCAACTGTTGCTGACTTTGTTCTTGCGCCTCCAAGCGGATCAACGCCAACACCGCCAGCCCTTGCTTCACGCTCTTTTCGTAGCTGCTCTGTTCTGGCTTTACTGTTAGCAATTGATGTTGCCGTAGCGTCAATATCAGCCTGCCTTTCTGCAAATATAGCGTCTATTGTTTCATTTTTTGCCTGACTGATTGCGCCCAGTCTAAGCTCTAAAGCTGCCTTTGCTTCGTCGCTGAAAATAGCTTTAACGCCTAAAGTAGCTTGAGCCGATAACACATCAATAAGCGAAGCAATCTCAACAACAGCAATCTGAACTGATGCACGAATGTTTGGGATGATGTTTAAAAATGCCTGCTGCAATAGCTTGGCAGTTGAACCACCATAAGCAGCAGTTGCGTCAAAGGTTAAATCTATATCAATCAGAACAGCGTCAAGAGCTTGTCCAACTGTTGTTACCAGTCTTCTTGCAAGCCTAACAAAATCATTATCGCTTGATGCAATAGCTTCGCTAGTGGCTGATGGCAATTCTTTTATCTCAGTGACTAAATTTGAGAATTCATCGCGTATTTGACTAATTTGTCGTGAATATGACGAAGTGACGGCGGATAACTGACCGCCTGAAACCGCATCAGTTAGCGTGTCGAATCCATCAGCCAAATCAATTAGTGATTGTGATACTGCTGCACCAAGTCCGGTTAGCTTGTCGAACTCACCAACGAATTTAGTGATGGCATTGCCTGCAACTGTTGCTCCTTGTGCGATTGTCGGCACCGCTTTGTCAAATGCCTGCTGGAATTCTGGCAAGGCTTTTTGCAATGCTACGAAAACGCGATCGGTTGTCAGCTTACCTTCTTCGCCTAGCTTTTTAAGTTGGCCAGTGGTTACTCCAAATTCTCTCGCAATAGCAGCCGCAACAGGTTGAGACGCCTCAAGCACAGAGCGAAGCTCATCGCCTTGCAACGCGCCAACACCAAGACCCTGACCAAGCTGGACAAGTACAGAGCTAACCTCTTGTGCAGTTGCGCCTGATGCAGCAAATGCTTTTGTTAAACCTTCAACAACCTGAATAGTGTCGCGCTGGCTAAAACCAAACTGAGCAACGCTGCGGTCAATCCTAACGAACGCATCAGCTACTCCTTCGACTTCTACACGCCCATCCTGAGCAATGCGGTATAAAGATTCCTGTATAGCGTTAAACTGCTCTATTGTGCTTGATGCCTGTCTAACGCTATTACCGAATCGAGTCCATGAATCAGAAAGTTGACCAAGGCGCTGCAAAGCTACGCCACCAATCACGGCAGATATGGCAGCAGCAACTCCAGATATTCTGGTTTGCAATCCGTTAGCAGTCCGCCCCAATCCGCGCATATCGTTATCAAGGCGGTCTATACCTTGCTCAGCTTGTCGCGAATCTAACTTGATTCTAATAATGCGATCCATTATTTACCGCTCTTTTGTTTCAATGCCATCAGTATAACCTAAACTGGTCGGAGTTGTTAAACGGTAAGAGTGTGGTATTTTTGCTGTGGAATATATTTAAGGAAGGCGCAATGAAAGAAAATATTAGGATTGCTACAGTTGAGGCTATGTGTGAAAATAGAGATTTCACTATTATTGGCACAACACACTGCGCACTTGTTAGGCTTGGATTTTATGTTGGCTTGTTTTTAGATGAGATTATCAAGGAGCTTAAGCTGATTCAGATTATCAACTTTATCGAGTCTAAGTTAAGGTAACAAGCCCCTTAACGGGGCTTATTTTTCATCCGCTCCAAATCCTTGCGCTCTTTTTCGTTAACCAGTTCAATCAACGTATCATCAAGCGCCTGAATACAGCGGATAGCTAAATCTGATTCATAGCTAATTGTATCAGCAAGTCGTTGCATTGTCGCATACGGGATGCGGTTTCTGTCTGCGGCTTCTCTGCGTCCGGCATAAAACGCGCTCAGCAATTCCTGTTGTATGTGCGTCAATTTATTGGCGTCAAGCTCTTGGCGCATTTGTTCGGCCATGTTGGTGCCGGATATGGAGTCGAGTCGCACGGCTGCTTTGTAGTCCCCGTCACTTATTCCGCCTTCAAAGTTTCGGGTAAGTGCTTTTTTAGCGCTTCGATGTCCTCGTCTGATTGCTCGTAAAGGTAGTTTTCAAACGTGTTGGCGGCATTGATTAAAATCAGGTTTAGCGAAAGCCAGTATTCTTTGTTGAGGAAAACCTTGCGCGCTTCGACTTGGCTGTATGGCAGTGGTTCGCCTTGCTCAGTTGATACACCCTCCCAATTCGTAACCAGATATTCGGTGAGTAAGTGCGCCATCAACAGGTTATCGTCGCCATCCTGGTACTTATGAAACGGCCCGAACAGCTCAGCCTTTAGCTTTTTAATAAACGCGCTACATTCAGGTGTGCCGATGCGCTTAACGTAAAATGTCGCGTCACCGATTGCCACTGGTGCGCCTTGGTTGTGTAGTGTGGTTGATTCTTTGTAGTCTGAGAGTTTCATAGTTGCCACTGGTCGGAGTTGTTGTTTGGTAATTGTATGGTAGATTTGAGTGGTCAACAACAAATAGGGGAATTGACATGAAATTAAAATATGCTTTGATTGCATACGCTTTAATTATTGCAGTGTGCGGCTACGGCTGGGTTATGAACATTATCAAGCTGATTGACGCTGCTGGTTTTGCAGGCATGGAAATCGCCAGAGCTATTGGTATTTTTGTTGCTCCTCTTGGCGTGGTGCTGGGGTATTTATAAAAAAGGGGCTTTACGCCCCTTCCTTCTATTGCCAATTCCGAAAAACAGCAATCGAATAACCAAGCGCCGCATCTTTCTCGGCGGTCAAAGTGAATTCGTTATTTGCGATCACATTCTGCCCATCTGGCATATCCCAAGCCGTCACCACAGTCTGCGGAATAACAATCACCGTCCGGTCAGCCCCACCATGGTACAACTCAACCGCAAAGCCGATGCGTGTAGCGTTGTCGAAGTAATCACGAATAACCATGCTGTTTGCAATGCTTGAGCGCGATACACCTTCAACAGTAATCACCGGATTCGAGCCGCGAACGTATCTATCGCCACATCCTGCGGCTTGGTCGCGCTGGTTTTCGTTGCTGATGCTGATGGTTGCTGATTTCAGTTCGCACAAAGCTGTGACGTCATTTAGATACCAGTTCGCCACGTTCTGCACTGCTGACAACGGCGCATCAGTGGTGGCTGCTGCGTCTGTTTGGCCTGAGATTGCGCCAGTGCCGTCAAGCTTGCGTGCAAACTGGATTGTTTGGCTACCAGTGATAATTCCAGACTCTCCGATTTCAACGCTGAACGCATTGATTAAGCCATCAACAAAGGTTTGATAGTCAATATCATTAACTTTCGATTGGTCAATAACGCGATTCTGGCCGCTGAAATAGGTTGGCAGATTGGCATTTGCAGTCTTGAATGACTTTACCGTCACCGATGCAGAAGCAGAAACAACCGCAGCAGGCGCTGGGTAAGTGCTGATAGTGTCAGCGTCAGCCTTTGCCGTTACTCGATAGGTGCGGTTTAGGGCTGTGTTGACAAAGCCAGTCACAAAGATAAAGTCACCAACTGCTACATCTGCAAAGCTAGCATCGGTTGACGTTAAGCCAGACACGGTTGCCGCAATAGTCGTGCTGGTTTCTGTTAACTGAGTTTCAGCGCCATAGATAGCCGCAAAAATACGGGCAACCTTTTGTTTTGTGAACTCAAAGCTGATTTCACCAACGGATTCTTTGCTGTCCTGAATCTGTGATGAAGGGTTAAAGTCAAGGCTAACCTCAGCACTGGTCACGTATGACGGCGTAAACTTAATGCGACCCTCAGTGCGGCGCTCTTGCTGCCATACTGGTGATGCGTTGATTTCGCCTGAATTTGTTTGCTCGGACAGATAAACCGCCCAATCTCCGCCAGATAGTTGACGGTCAGAAACTATAGTTGGCATTTAAAAGCCCTCGCAATAGAAGTTGATGTTAATTTGATACCCAAGCCAAGGATCGTCTTCGATTTTAGCAGTTGCCGCTTCAAAAGTCTTTACTGGCTCGAATTCTGTATTTTCAAACAGATTGATAAAGTGTTCGCGGATAGCTTGGCTTGTGTTTGTGCCGCTGCCTTTTTTGGTGAATACATCGACACTGATTAAGCCGTTGCGTCGAATCCACGTGCCGCCGCCATTGCCTGAGTTGATGCTGTCTAGCCAGTTGATAGTTAGGCGAACCCACGGATTGCCACCAGAGTCAGCAATAGGCGTAGCAGTTGCGCGGTCCAGCATTGGCACGTTTGGCAACACATAGCCCTTTACTGATGCTGGCAGATTAGCCACAAACAAGGATATAATCGCATCTTCTGCCGCTGTGGTTGATTTGTTAGCCATTTAGAATGTCCTATTAACCGCTTCTGAGATTGATGCCTCGACGAATTTGGCTGGAGCTTGCAGGCTGTAGCCATCATTCAATCGCCCAATGTAAGGCTGGTTGTTCACTATCCACAAGTCAGGCAGTGCGTTGTTAGGGTATTGACCTATAATCACTAAGCCTTTTGCCTGTGCCTCTGAGTTGCTTTGGTCTTTGCCAACCGACGTTAACGGGCGCTCAGTTGGCGCGCTGCTGATACCTAGCAGCCAGCTAGACGTTGCAAGCCCTGTGTCCTTTGGCGTTTTCAGCGTAACACCCTGCAGCACAACAAAAGCCGTCTTGCGCACGTCTTGCGCTATCTCGCCAATTAGGTCTGACTTTATGCTTAGCGTGCGCTCGAAGTTCATTAGAGATACCTGCAAACAAGTTTTACGGCTGCATTAGCAGAGTCAGTGCCCTTGGCAACTATCTGCACTGGTTTGCTATTAAACGTGCATTGGTCGTTAATGCGCGGTTCAAAGTAAGCCCCTGATGTTGGAGTCGTGCGCGGATTCAGCACTAAATTAAAATCACCCACCTGAATGAGTTGATTCTGAAACTGGCTATCCTCAAGCGCTGATGGTATTGCGCCGATGGTGAATGATTGACCTGCTGCATAGGTTTCTGTAGTTGAATTGAAAGCACCGTTGCGAGTTGCAGAGAATGGCTTTTTAAACGCCGTAAACTCGTCGTCTATTAGCTCGTCGGCAAGGTCTTGGAATTCGCTTGGTAGTGTTGGCATTAGAAATTAACACCAAGAATATTTCTAACAGTGCAGACTCTGCGATAGACAAACTTACCCATAAATTTAAGGTAAGAAACATCGCCAGTTGTTTTGTATTCAAAGCCTAAAAAATTTAAGTGTTTCATGTCTGCCACCTTGCTTTTGCCTATTGCCATAGTATAGCGCACTGGTCGGAGTAGTGAAATGGTGAAATTGTGGTATGTTTAATTGACTGATAATTAGGAATTATAAAATGAACCATCTCGAAGAAGTTTTTGATATGCTAATATCTAGCATCAATGAAGGTGAATGCCTGGAAACGTTACTAAGCTTGGCTGAAAAACCAGTACCTATATCAATTCAGCTAGAAAAAGCCATTAATAGCGGAGCCTCTGTGGAGGTTTCTGGTAATGTTCTTCATGTAAATTTTAAATAATCATAGTAAAAAAGACTTAGAGCGATTAACGCGCCCTAAGTCTTCCTAATCCCCATACCACCAACAGTAAACGGACGCAGCAACAAATCCAGCTCAGGTGTGCGCGCCTTATAAGTAACCTGCGAGCCAGCCACATAGCTTTTAGACACCGAACCAACACCGTCTAGCGTCTTGCTTTCAGACTCCACCAGCGCTCCGGTCAATGCAGTAGCATCAAGCGCTAATCGTCCAGCTTGTTTCAGCTCAACGGCTTTTAGTGCGGCTTTACTGATGTCAGCAATCGCTACGCAGTCAGTAGGCAGCTTCATAGCTTGCGTGTCGCTAACAGGCTGACCTTTGAAGTTATAGTAAGTGTCAATGAAGTCAGCGGACAGAATCAAGTCAGCTTCAAGCGTTGCGGAGTTAACTGTGATTCCTCGCTCTGCTGCGTATGCGTTATACGCTGTTGCGTCTGTGTATGAGTTGGTGCCGATGGTTGCTGGCATGTTATAGCTCCCCGCGCTTGCGTCGATTATTCCAAGCCCATACGATAAAGCCGCGCTCGATGATTAATAAGATAATGGCAACATAAGAAAGCGTGTTCATCCACGGGAACGATAAGAGCCAATCCATTGAGCTTTTAAACCAGCCACCGAATGATGTGTGTGAAACCGCTGATGTTCCGCCAACAATGGCAATCGCCTTGCTTGTTAGCGTGTGGCTGTATTCAGTTATCGCGTTCGCTAATTCGTTTCTGTTTATCATTGCTTATTATCTGTTTAACACGTCTCCAGCAATTATAAACAAGTCCAGCGACAAGTGCCAAGGCTAAAGCGTCCATTAACAAAGTTTAGCCTCCTTGTTGGTAATAAGTGATATAAAATCAACAGGTCCAGCGCATTGATAACCCAAGGATAGCAGATATAAAAATAAGTTTCCGCACCAGGGGCAACAAGATAATCAACCGCTGCCAGCCAGTTTAATATCCCGACGCACAGCAAAACATGACGGATTTGTGATTTTAGGGTGATATTGGTAGTAGCTGCGGCTGAGTAGGCGCAAGCCATAAGCAGTGATGCGGTGAATCCGTCTATCGCGTAATGAAACAAAAGCTCAACAAAAAGCTCAATAGACAAGATAAAAAACGCCTGCCTGTTAATAAAAATGGCTGCAAATAAAGCAGCCATTCTGATTATGTCAGTATCTGACCAGCTCATTTTTTAGATGGTCTAGTCGTGTTTGACTTTGGTTTTTGCTTGGCTTTACCCATGATGTTTCTCCTTTGGTTAATCTTCAGTATCGCTTTTCTTTGGTGGGAGTACAAGCATTCCGGCGTCGTATAAGTCACCCAGCACTTGGTTAGAGTCTTTGAACTCGGACAGTTGAGCAAAAGCAGCCTCAATCACCTTTTCGCGTTCGGTGCGGATTGGCTTAAGTTCTGCTGTTGGCATTACTGCTGAATCAACCGAATCATTGGAGAATCTCCAAAAAACAACATTACCGCCTCTTTCGCAAAGAAATTCAACATCTTCAACGTATCGGCCACCATGCCACAGCTCGACTGTCATTCCAGCAACAGGTGGCCAACACTGTCGCGAGTTGGCGATCATTTTGCTTCGCTCAGCAATACGGTCTTTCGATTGCTCATTCAGATAGCTTGTGTCTGCTGGCTTGTAGCGTGGGTCGGTGATTTTGAATTTTTCCATTAAATCCCACCGCCTTTCGAATACTCTACCATTCCCACAATTAACGCCGTCATATCCAAAACACACAACCTCAACATCATCCGCCAACTCCGGCTTCTTGCCATTGGCGGCATATTCCACACCCCAACGGTACTGCCATAATGGTGATTTTTTTGATGGTCTTGACTCTAACGTATCTTTATTGTCACCAAACAAATGACCGACACCGGCAGGATTAACACCAATCATCACTGTGCCTGATGGTGAATTAAGTTGCACGTCAACGCACCAATTCCATCTGCCTCGTGTGTCTTGGATTAGGTAGTTGGCATTTTCTGGAGCGTCGTCCCAGCTTGGTTTGTTTGCCATGCGTTTGGCGACGGATTCGAATTGCTCTTTGCTATACAGCGCTCCAAAGCTTGAACTACTGCACTCCCACACTTTTTCTGATTCGAACCTGTGCATGTATATGCATAGTGATGATTTAGATGGCCACTTCCCGCCCAACTCAATCACCGCATCTTTGATGGTTTTCATTGTTTAGCTCCCGAAACCTTCTTGACCGCATCAATGTAAATGTCGCGATCAACCCAAACCACAACACCAATCTTGCCAGTGTTTGACATAACTTCATTTGGCGTGATTTGCTGCGTTAAAAAAGTCACTGCTGAATCTTTCTTTTTAGTCTTAATGTCAGTCATGCTTGTATGCAACAACTGATAGCAGATGTTGTCGTTACCAATTTCTGTAAATAATTCTGATATTCCACTCATTTCATCCACTCCAAAATAAAAACCCACCAACAGCTTACACCATTAGCGGGTTTCAACAACTCCGACCAGTTACTCATTAACCACTATCGGGAAGCCGTCATGCTCAGCGCCAAGCTTTAATGGCTTACCTTTCATCTGATTAAAAACCTGACAAACCTCTTTGGCAAGCTGAAGCTCAAAATCATAACCAAAGCTGCTATCCACGCGAATCAACCAATCCTCTCTGCTAGCTATCCACACAGTAAAATCTTTATCTACTGAAACCTCAAAAGGCCCGTCGTCGTTTATGATTTCTTGCAAGTACATAATAAACCCTCTTTGTTTGGTGGTTTATTATTGCACCTTGCTTTAACCGAAGAACTCCGACCAGTTTAAGGTCTTTCTTCCCAGACCAGAGCAAATGTTCCGGTAACATCTCCGCCGATAGCTGACAGCATTAGGTGGTACACTCCCGCAGGCAATCCGCGCTCAGAGCCGACAGAGCTACCAACGCTTACCCGCTGAGCTGTTGCACCTGCAGCCTGCAATCTAAGCACCTCAGCAACCTGACCACCTGCCACTGTGCCACCCTTACTGACCGTCGCCTGTCTTGTGTATGCTGGCTGCTCAGTCATTCTGTTCTTGCCCCACATGGGCACAGGCGTAAACGTGCCACCTTCTGTGCCTCCGACAATTGCCTCAAACTTTAACAGGTGAGCATCGCACTCTATCGTCTGCTCCCATAGGATAAAGTTAACAGGGCTTTCAAAGCGATATACCAGACTTGTGCCTGTTGGTATGCTCAGTTCTTCGCTAATGCGGAATTCTCGGCGCTCAAAGAATCCTGTTTGGCCTACGTCGACAGGTATACGCGCTGTCTCTAAATTCTCACTTGTGAGTATTTCATTATAGCCATCTGGCTTATATCTAGGCATTTTCTAAACTCCAATAAAAAAGGCGACCGAAGCCGCCTTAATTAAACTACTTAAACCATTAGCCCAGCAGCAATGCTGTGTGAGCTGGTTTGATGTTTTTAACGCCCCAAGCCATTGCAATCTCGTAACGGATTTTGCGATAGCCGGGATAGATTGACACTTCAAACGCCAAGCCAGAGCGAGGGTCTTGAATGGTCATTACATCAATAGCCATGTCACCTTCTTGCGGACGTTGCGGCATACGGGTAGCCAGAACGATTGCAGAGCGGTTGAACGCCATGTTACGCGCTGACGTAGCCACAACAGTGATTGCGCGAGTAGCAGCAGACTGAGCAACACGTAAGCCAGGCGCTGCAATAGTGATTGTGTCACCTGCTGCAGGGTTAGCGCCAGCGAACGAAACAGAGGCAACAACGTACTTGTTAGTGTCGTTTGCTAAAGTGATAACATCACCTGCTGCAACTACGCCAGTACCAGCGGTAGCTAATGGCAGAACGGTCTGACCAACGGTTAAGGCTTCGTTGCTAGTGGTAGCTGATGCCATTGCGCCTGCGGTTTGCGTAACAACCTGGCCAGATTCGCGGATGTCCATACCTGATACAGTCTGGAACACGCCTTGTTTCAGGATTGTTGCATCAAACTGCACTGAGCTGTTGCCTTGCTTGCCTAAGAAGATAGCGCCAGCAGCAGTGTTCAGAACCATGTGGTTGTCCTGAGTCGGTGCGCCGTTGTCTTTCAGTAGCTTCAGGGTTTGTGAAGCGTCAGTGAAATCACCAGCGGTTGCAAACGGGGTTGTGCCAGCAGTACCGTAAGCGCGGCTGAACGTAGATTGTAGGCCGCACAAGTCTGCCTCAACTTCGTTTACCAGTGTGCGCATAGCCTGAGCGATTTGATTCACTCGGATGTTGCCATAGCCTACACCTGAGTTTAAACCGACCTGCTCGTTGCCTTCCCATGAGAAAGGTACGGCTTTTGCTTTGTTGATCACAATAGCTACGTTGTCGATAACTTGGTCAGCAGCAGCAGGGACGGCCATCGCTGGTGTAATGCTTGAGCTGGTATTGGTTGGCACGATAGGAACGCGCACAGATTGACCTTCTGCTGCACGGTCAACGCGAGCATCCATTGTTACAGCGGGAATCATACCCACTAATTCGCGGGATACAACGTCCAGCGCTGCGTACAGATCTGGAATTAAGTTGGTTAATGTATTAGACATTTTAGAGCCTCAATTAAGTTATTTTTCCACCAGTTCTGGTGAATTCCATTTTTGATTTAGGGTCAAGCGCTTCAAACTGTGACCGTTTCATGGTTTTAACTGAGGCACTGCCGCCAGCGTTACCGTTTGCATTACCGCCGCCCTGTGTTACCAAGTCAGCTTTTAACAGTGGGCTAAGTGAATCATCTTTCATTAATTCAGCTTTGAACCCGTTTAAATCTAATGAGCTGGCACTGCCATCATCATTTAAAAACGTAACCTTTCCTGTCTCTGCGTCCACATCAATGCGCGATTGAACCAGCGCCTTGAACGCACGAGAACCTTTTTCTGTTGCCAGTTCAGCGGCTAAATCAGAAACCAGTGCAGAGCGTTTCTCTGTTTTAATCTGGTTTGACATGCGCTCCAATCGGGCTTCGTACTGCTTGGTTGTCTCACCTATGCGTCGCTCGGCGTCTGCTAGGATTTCATCAACCTTACCTTCTTTTTTCAGCTTCTCTAAAGCTGCGGCCTGAGCTGCTTCGATTTTAGCTTGCTCACCCTTTTCAAATTCTCTTAATTTTGCGTCCAATCCATCAAGCGAGCTTTTCAGCTTACCTACTTTTAGGTCTGACGCATGGCGATAAACTTCGCCCTCTTGCACGTAATCTGCCTTTAAGAAATCAGGCACTTGTTCAAACTGTTCTGCGGTTAAGTCAGCCACGGGCCAAACTCCTTTAGTTGTGAGCAGATACAATCTGCCCGTTAATTCAATTGTAAACCGTCAATACTTTGGCGTCAATTATTCGCCGCTATCTGATGCGCTTAGTATCTCTTTCGCCTTACTGACCGACCATCCGCCCTGCACCAGCATTGCAACTATTTCGCTGTCAGGATACAAACCAGTCATGCGTAGATTAAGGATTGTATTCACTTGTGCATCGGTAAGCTTTGACTGTGCAAACTCTTTGTTGAGCGAAACCATAACCTGCTCCAAATTTTGCTCAATCGCATCCGGAGACCATAAGCCCTCAAACATGCCGCAATATAACAGCGCTCTTGACCATGCAGACTCAAGCTGTTCGGCCAGCGTCATCAATCGGCTAGTCTGGTCGGTTGCGTTTATGATGGCACCTGTTGCCGTGTCGTTCACCGAGTCAACAGTGGGAAATACGCCTCCCAATGCGCGCACCTTAGCTTCGTTGTCTTTGAAGTAGCGCTCATAGCCCTGAACGGCAACGTCGCCGCCTGCAACGTCCATAACGCAGCCCTCTGGCAGTGCGTTACCCTCAATGCCGACAGCAATATATTCGCGCCCGTTCATCTGCTTGAACAGCTCCCAATTCTGCTCAGTGAATCCGGTTGTATTGACAGTAGGCGGAATCATACGGATAGCTTCTTTGTACTCAGCACTGACACGATAACGGGCGTATGCTAAATCACAGATTGGCGCAAGATAGCCCAAGTCCATTGGCAGTTTGCCAGGCGTCATTTCTTCGTCTGCTACGATTTCAACGGGTAGCCACCTTAAAGGCTGGCCGCTGACAGTAACGTATTCTTTTTCGCCTTCTTCGTAGCCGCTTGATGTCAAATTCTTGACTATCTTTTGCTGGTAGTAGTTGCCGTTTTCGTCAAGTGCCAGAATCAAAAACGATTCTACGTCTTTGCCAGTAAATGTTTGGGTATCAAACTCAAGGCTCACTTCACGCAACATAACAAACACCAACTGCATTGCGTCATTGATGCGCTGAAAATCCCACCAGACTAAAGATTCACGATTATATTGCTTGATTGTGGCACGCGGTTTTAACGCCGCGACTTCCGCTTTACTAACCTGAGTTATGTCAACGCCAGTCAGTCCTTTATAGTCAGACACCAGCACATGAAACTTCGCCTGCAAACAGTTGCTTGCTGACTCCTCGATAGCTCCGGTTAAGCTTGTGCCGTCATTGTCAACTGATTGGCGCAGGTACTCTAAGCGCTCTGGCAGTGTGATTTCTGCTGAGCTGAACTTCATCTTGCCAAGCCATGAGCGCAGCGTAGACTTTGGAAACTCGTCAAACTCAGCGCCAGCAAGATACTGCGCGTAACGGGCTTTTGCTGACTGGCTTGATATATCAACTTGAGAAGGATGCGGCAAATAGTCGTATTCTGCCTCTTTGACAAAGGGAGAGCCCAATACAGCGGTGCGTACAGCCTTAACAAACTGCTGCATCTTTGTGTACTCAGGATGAAAACTTAGCGTTGGAATGGTAGCCATAATTGCCCCTTGAATTTATTTGGTCAGTATAGCGCCCATAGCGTCACAAGCCAAGCCTAGCAAAAATATCCGCGTCCCGGGCTTTCAGCTCTGCAATCGTCAAACTCCTACCAGTCGCATCAACAAACCTTTCCAGCTTGTACTCGCCGGACATAAACAGCTTGGCTTTGGTTTTGCCTAAAGTGTCCTCGATAAAATAAGCAGGCTGGTCACGCAACCACGTATCAACGCCGATATTTGCGTCAATCTGACCGGGCTTAAATATATTCGCATCGGCCTTGCCTTTGTAGCGCACTTGACTTGCTGTTTCTGGCGTCACCTTACCTTCTGCTCGTTCTTCTGCTCGCTTATCCCTGAGTGCTTGTAGTCTTGCCTGCTTTTCTTCAAATAGACGCTTAGCTTCTGCCGTATCGCGCCCGCCAACTGCTGCGCGTGTTGATGGTAGTTCGGCTTGGCCTTTGAGCAGGAACAGCCACGAGGAACGGCAACCGTAATGCGCTGGCAATGCCGGATAGCTTTCATCATCCATGCGCCAGGTCTTGCCATGCCTAGATGCGCATAACAGAGTACGTCGATTATCGAAAACAGTGTTGTAGTAACGGCGATCGATGATGTCCAAGTTGTCATTCGCCATGGCGTCACGGGCTTGGATTGCATAGTGCTGCATCCCAGTTCTCGCAAGCGTCTCAACTTCACGCCTCAACAGCCCATCGGTAACAGCCCGAATCCGCTTTGCCGTCTGGCTCATGCTTTCGCGCTCGATGTAACCAGCCTTGATTGCGTTGTCGTACTCTTTTGCGTAGCTGGTGACGTTGTTAGCTACAAACTCTGACCACGTCCCGACATTGGAGCGCGTGCCAGATTGCAGGCTCATCAATGCTTCGTCAACATAATCAGTAATCGTCTTAGCTTTCGGCGTAGTTAGCTCAACAGCGCCATAAGCGCCAAGCAACTGAGCATAGAAAGCGGCTTCGTACACTGCGACCTCTGAAAGCTCTTTGGTTGTCTCTGCCCATGCTTCTGTCATTGCCTTTTGAGTGGCAAGTTTGACGGCTTTAGTCAGTGTCGCAAGCTGTTTGCGGCTGGTTATGTTTTCGGCGTCGAGCAGCAACAGCCTGACTTGCTTGTATAGGCTTTCTTGTGCTGGATACAGCTTATCGTTCAGGATGCCGGATGCTAGGCGGGCTAAATAAAGCTCGTGGGAGGCAGAGTCATTAATAATCGACATGGTGCTGACCTATTTTGTTTTGAATATGGTAGCACAAAAAGAAAAGCCAGCGTTAGGCTGGCTATAGAGTGAACAATCTTTCGATGGCTTTTTTTGATCCTGTATCTTTAGTCAGGCTGCTACTCACTTGCTTTTCCCATACGCAAACAAAATCCTCTGGCGCTTTATACTCACTAACAAAAATTGTGTGACCTTCCGATTTTTTATCTCTGCACCATTGCCAGAATTCATCGTGAATAACAGTACCAGCACGGTACTCCTTGCTACCCGCATATGGCGGATCACAGTAAATTACGCTTTTTTTAGGAATGTCGATATTTAGGTATGAACAACATATGAATTTAATGCCAATCAAAAAATTAGATTGCTGAATTACATTATTGTATGCTTCTAGCGGGTAATTCCTGAGCCCGCCGCCTTTTGTTTTGGTTAGACCTGCATATCCGCCATCGTAAAATCTGCCATTATAACTACCGTTAATGCCAATATATCCAGTTAAGTGGGCATTAACCATGTTTGAGCTGTAATACATTTTGCGGTGTTTATCATACGTAATTTTGTCTATTTCACAAGGTGGGAGCCAACCTTTGGAAAGCGCATCTAGCATAGCTACGACGTAAGGGTTTATGTCGGCACCAATGCGATTCCCGTCAACTTTATCAATGACATTAGCGCCACCAACAAAAGGCTCTACATACCACTGGCCTGGTTTTCTATCCTTTAGGATTATTGGCAGAATTTCTTTCGCGTGCTTGGCTTTACTACCCATGTATTTCAAAATAATAACTCCTGTTAGTTAATTGGAGCTATATCTCTATAGCGAAAGGTGCGTATTTGACCGAACCGCCGCAGTGGTCAACTGCTATGAACGCAAATCGAAGCGCTGGCTAACAGATTAACCCTGTATCAATCCGCAACTGCTGGCAAGGATGACCAAGCTAAGATTGAG